TTGCGATTATAGCAACGGGTATTGGTGCTTTATTAATTGCTGTTACTGCATTAGGTCAAGCATTTACAAGAAGTGAAGAAGGACAAAACAAGTTTGCTAAAATACTTGGTGTCATTGGTAGTGTTACGGGTAACCTTTTAGACTTATTAGCAGATTTAGGTGAAAGTATTATAAGTGTTTTTGAAAACCCACAACAAGCAATAAAAGACTTTGCCAATCTTATAAAACAAAACATTACAAATAGGTTTGATGGTTTATTAAATTTAATACCACAAATAGGTAAAGCAATCAATTTACTTTTTAAAGGTGAGTTTTCAGAAGCTGGTAAAGTGGCAGCAGATGCAGTTGGTAAAGTTGTACTAGGTGTTGATAGTATAACAGATAGTGTAAGTGGTGCTATTGATGCTGTAAAAGAGTTTGGGGAAGAAGTTGCAGCAGATGCAAATGCAGCAGCAAAAATTGCAGACCAAAGAGCAAATGCAGAAAAGGCAGCAAGAAAATTAATTGTTGAAAGGGCACAAGCAGAACAAGATATTGCAAGATTAAGAGAGAAAGCAGTTAATAAAGAAAAGTTTACCGCTGAAGAAAGAATTGCTTTTCTAGAAGAAGCTGGAAAAATTAGTGAAGATTTAGCAGCAAAAGAAACAGCGGTTGCAAAGTTAAGATTGCAAGCTAAATTAACAGAAAACTCACTAACAAAAAGTAACAAAGATGATTTAAATGAAGCAGCACAATTAGAGGCAAGTGTAATTCAATTAGAAACTCAAAGGCTTAACCTTCAAAAAAGATTAAGTACAGAACTATTAACTGCAAGACGTGAAGCATCAGCACAAGCAAAAAAAGATGCAAAAGATGAACCAGTTGTTGTAGATAAAAAACTACAAAAGATTGAAGAAATACGAAAGGCATATAAACAAAAACAAGAAGATGCAGATGCAGAAACAGAACTGCAAAAAATAGCCTTAGAAGAAGAAAGAAAACTTGCAGAACTTGATAGACTAAAAGCAACAGAAGAACAAAAAGCAGAAGTAATTGCATTTTATCAAAATAAGATACAAGATGTAAAAGATAAAAACGCAAAGCAAGATGAGGAACTTGGAAAACTAAGAACACAACAAGCACTAGGAGATGCAAAAAATACTTTTAATCAGATTGCACAATTAGCTGGTAAAGATAGTAAGGTTGGAAAAGCTATGGCAATAGCGAGTGCAACTATAAGCGGTGTACAAGGTGTAATGAACGCATATACAACGGCACAAAAATCACCAATAACAGTAGGTTTCCCAGCATATCCAGTTGTACAAGCAAGTTTAGCTGGTTTAGTAGCAGCAAAAAACATTGCAGCAATTAAAAGTATAAACCCTAGTGGTGGAGGGGGAGGTTCTATACCAACTCAAAGTAGTGGGGGTGGTTCAACACCACCAGCATTTAATGTAGTAGGTCAAAGCGGTGAAACACAATTAGCAGATGCAATAGGTAGCCAAACACAAAGACCATCAAGAGCATATGTTGTGAGTAACGATGTAACAACTGCACAAGAACTAGATAGAAACATTATTGAGGGTGCAAGTATCTAAATGCAAAATTAAAAACTAAACACGTAATACAATTATGAAGATAATAGAACTTATTTTAGATGAAGATCAAGATGATATTGGAGTAGAAGCAATTTCTATTGTAGAAAGCCCTGCCATTGAAAGCGACTTTGTTGCTTTAAAGAACCAGGAAATAAAGTTAGCAGAAGTAGACAAAGAAAAGAAGATCTTGATGGGTGCTTTGTTGATACCAAACAAGCCTATTTACCGCAATGGTGGTGAGGGTGAGTATTATATATACTTTTCAAAAGATACGATTGTAAAGGCATCTCAAATGTTCTTACAGAAAGGAAACCAAAGCAATTCAACACTAGAACACGATGAAGTTTTAAGTGGCCTAACATTGGTTGAAAGTTGGATAGTAGAAGATAAAGTAAAAGATAAGACTGCATTGTACGGTTTAGATGTTCCTGTTGGAACGTGGATGGGATCAGTAAAAGTAAACAATGAAGATGTTTGGAATGAGTATGTTAAATCAAATAAAGTTAAGGGGTTTTCTATTGAGGGTTACTTTGCTGACAAAATGGAAACACCTAAAGACAAAACACTAGAAATGAGTGAAGATGATATTTTACTCAACAAAATAAAAGATATACTTAATGCCTAGAACTAAAAACAACAAAATATTTATACCTAGTAGAACATCACCTAGTGGTGGCGGTAGGGGTTGTTTATGCTGGGATACCAATAAGTATTCTAGCGAGTGCTGTGATGGTTCTATGCAAGCACAAGGGATAGGTGTAATAACAAGAACAGAGTAAAAACGCAAATTTTAATCATTAAATAGTTATACAAGAGTATGAAAGCAAACCAAATGTTAAACGAAATAAAAACACTTCTGAATATAGAAGTTAAACTTATGGAAATGAAGTTAGAAAACGGCACAATAGTAAGTGCTGAAGCCTTTGAAAAAGATAATGAAATTTTCATTGTAACTGACGATGAAAAAGTAGCAATGCCAGTAGGAGAATATATCCTGGAGGATGGTAAACTTTTAGTTGTAGAAGCAGAAGGTATGATTGCAGATGTTCGTGAAGTATCTGATGAAGTGCCAGCCAAAGAAGAAGAAGTTGAAGAAACTGAAGATCTTGAAGAAGAAAAAAAAGAAGAAGAAAAGATGGCAGATGTTGCCGACTGGGAGGGAATGGAAAAGAGAATACAGAACCTAGAAGATGCCATTGCAAGTCTTAAAAAAGAAGATGTTGAAATGGGAGTTGAAAATGGTGGTTTAAAATCTCGTACTGTAAAGGAAGAATTTACAGAAGAAGCAACACAAGAAATAAAAGAAGAAGTAAAAGAAGAATTATCAGCAGTAAAACCAATTAAACACAATCCAGAAGCAAGTACACCACAAAAGAAACAAGTACAATTTGCCAAAGGACAATTTAACACAACACTAGATAGAGTATTAAGTAAATTAAACAAATAAAAATGAATAAAAGAAACGTAAATTTAGCAACAACAACTAACATCACTACAACTTATGCAGGTGAGTTTGCTGGCGAGTATATCGCAGCAGCTTTATTATCTGCATCAACTATTGATGACGGCGGTTTAACAGTAAAGGCAAACATTGCTTTTAAGGAAATAATCAAGAAACTTGCAACGAATGCATTAGTACAATCTGCATCTTGTGATTTCTCACCAACATCAACTATAACTTTAACTGAAAGAGTTATTGAACCAGTTGAGTTACAAGTAAACCTACAACTGTGTAAGTATGACTTCGTAAATGACTGGGAAGCACAATCTATGGGTTACGGTCTTGGGCAAACATTACCTCCAAAGTTTTCTGACTTCTTGATTGCACACGTTGCAAGTGAGGTTGCACAGAACACAGAATTTTGCATCTGGCAAGGAGACACAGCAGCAGGAACAAACAATTCTTTTGATGGGTTTGAGAAACTAATTGCAGCATCAGCAGCAGCAGGAGACATTCCAGCAGGACAACAAGTTGCAGCAGTAGGTGGTGGATTATTATCTACAAACATTATCGATGAACTTTCTAAAGTAGTTGATGCAATACCAGCAGCACTATACGGAAAAGAAGACTTGTTTATCTATATGGGAACACAAGCAGCTAAATTATACGTTCAAGCACTTGGTGGATTTGGAGCAAATGGTTTAGGGGCAAATGGTGTTGCTAATATGGGTACACAATGGTGGAACAACGGAAGCCTAACGGTAAACGGTGTAAAAATCTTTGTATGCCCAGGAATGTCAGCAAACAAAATGTATGCTGCACAAAGATCTAACTTATACTTTGGAACTGGCTTGTTAAACTCTACACAAGAGGTTAAGGTGCTAGATATGAGTGATTTAGACGCTAGTAACAACGTGAGAATGGTAATGAGGTTTACTTCTGCTGTTCAGTTTGGTATTGCATCTGACTTAGTAGAATACGCATAATCAATTAATTAATCAATAAACTAGGGTAGGTAGTTAGTCTACTTACCCTTTTTTTATAAAACATAAAAACATATGTCTTGTCTTTTAACAACGGGTCGTAAACTACCTTGTAAATCTGCCTTTGGCGGTATCAAAAAAGTTTACTTTGCTGACTTTGGTGATATTTCTGCCATAACAGTAGATGCTCCAACTGGTGAAGCTACATTTACAGGAACACCAACTTGGTATGAATATGATGTAAAAGGAAATTCTAGTTTAGAAACTACTGTTACTAGTAGTAGAGAAAATGGAACAACTTTTTATACTCAAACTTTAAACCTTACATTAACATATTTAGATGCTTTAACGCAGCAAGAATTACAAACACTTGCAGTAGCAAGACCATACGTAGTAGTAGAAGATTACTACGGTAATAGCTTCTTATGTGGCTTTGAAAATGGTATGGAGTGTACTGGTGGTACAGTAGTAACTGGTGCAGCAGCAGGTGATTTAAGTGGGTTTACACTTACCTTTGAGGGTATGGAAGAAACTGCACCTTATTTCCTTGCAACTGCGGTAACTGGAGATGCAGCACAAGTAGACCCAACTGCATAATTAATATTTATTTTAAATTGAAAGCATCCTTAATCGGGTGCTTTTTTTTTGTTTTACAAATATGTAATTTTTATACGTTATACTTTTGATGATATTATTCTACCCACAAGCTACAAATAGATTTACTTGCATACCAAGAGAATATGTAACAAGTGCTTATATGACTATTAGAGACGATAGCACAAATGTAACTGTTGATTATACACTTGTACCAAGAGTTGCTGGTAGTGGTAATATTCTAATTGACAAAGATACCTATGCTATATATAATGATACCTATTCAAATTTAGTTGAAGGTCATTTTTATGATTTAACTATATATTCAGACATAGCAAAAACAAATGTAATATATAAGGATAGGATTTTCTGTACTGCACAAAAAGCAGAAATTAATGCAGATAACAATTATTTCTATAAAGTAAATAAAGACCAATATACAGAATACGATGGTTTCAATAATGACTATATTGTAATATGAGAAAAAGAAACGAAAAAGGGCAATTTAGCAAAACAAAAGTATCAGAGTTTGGCTTTGTAAATTTAAGTACTTATACATCACCAGAGGTTAAAGAAGTTAATGGTGCTGATTGGATTGAGTACGGTGCAGATAACAATTATTTCCAGTTCCTTATTGATAGGTATAATGGTTCACCTACAAACAATGCAGCTATAAATGGTATTTCTCAAGCTATTTATGGTAAAGGTTTAAATGCAACTGATAGCAACAGAAAACCAAATGAGTATGCACAGATGATTTCTTTGTTTAGAAAAGATGTAGTGCGTAGGGTATGCTATGATCTTAAACTTATGGGCCAATGCGCTATCCAGGTTATCTATTCTAAAGATAGAAGCAAGATTGTTCAGTTAGAGCATATGCCAATTGAAACATTAAGAGCAGAAAAATGTGATGCAGATGGTAATGTACCAGCATACTACTATTTTAATGATTGGGCAAATTTAAAGAAAACAGATCAACCTTTAAGAATACCAGCCTTTGGTATGTCTAAAGAAAGCATAGAGATATACTACATAAAACCATACAAGAGTGGTTTTTATTACTATTCACCTGTCGATTATCAAGGTGGTTTACAGTATGCAGAGTTAGAAGAAGAAGTATCTAACTACCATTTGAACAACATAATGAATGGATTAAGTCCATCGATGTTGATCAACTTTAACAACGGTACTCCTAACCAACAAGAAAGACAATTAATAGAAACGAAAATTGCACAGAAGTTTTCTGGAACCAGCAATGCGGGTAAATTCATTTTAGCGTTTAACGATAACAAAGAAAGTCAAGCAGAAATAACACCAGTACAATTAAGTGATGCTCACAATCAGTATCAATTTTTAAGTGAAGAAAGCACATCTAAAATAATGGTTGCACATAGGATTGTATCACCTATGTTATTAGGTATAAAAGATGGTAGTGGTTTAGGTAACAATGCAGATGAAATAAAGACTGCATCCTTGTTAATGGATAACACCGTAATAAGACCATTTCAGGAACTTTTAATAGATAGTTTTGATAATATACTTGCTTACAATGATATTAGCTTAAACCTATACTTTACAACGTTACAACCACTAGAATTTACAGAGGTAGACCAAACACTTCAAGACAAAGAAACTATTGAAGAAGAAACTGGTGTTGAAATGTCATCTGACAAAACACATTTAGATGACTTTATGCAAGAATTTGGTGAGGATGAAGATTTAAGTGAATGGGAATTAATAGATGAAAGAAAAGTCGATTACGATGATGAACAAGCACTTGATTACCAAATAGACCAACTAAACAAAAAAGATAAAAGCACGTTGTCTAAGATATGGGAATTTGTATCAACTGGTACAGCAAGACCCAACTCAAAGTCAAAACAAGATGAAGATTTTGAGGGTTTAAAGTTTAAAGTACGTTATCAATACGCACCATTAAAAGATACTATTTCAGATGGTAAAGATGTATCAAGAGATTTTTGCAAAGAAATGGTAAAAGCAAAAAAGATTTACCGCAAAGAAGATATTTTAAAAATGGATAGTGTTAAGCTAAATTATGGTTGGGCAGAAAAAGGCAAACAATCAAGTGGCTACTCTATCTGGGAATATAAAGGCGGTGGTGCTTGTCATCATTATTGGGCCAGGAAAACTTATATGTATACTCCAAAGGATAAAAGAATAGATGTCAAAAGCCCACTTGCACCTGTTATAAGTGTTGCAGAAGCTAGAAGAAAAGGATTTAGACCAGAAAAAAACAATCCTTTAGTAGGAACAAAACCAATTAATATGCCCAACGAGGGGTTTGTAAACCGATAGATATGGCAACAGTATTATTTATAAATAGAACAGATTTAGTTAGAAACTCTATCATTGATGGAAATGTTGATACTGATAAATTCATACAATTTATTAAGATTGCACAACAGATAGACATACAACAAATTATAGGTACAAATATGTATACTGGTTTAACTGATGCTATTGTTGCTGGAATTGATTTACCAGCAAATGCAAGATGGAAAACTATATTAGA